TTGTTCCTGATAATCTGAATTATTTTTTGAGCTAACACTCATCAATAAATCAGCGTAGTCTATAATTATCAAATCGGGCTGAAATTTGGTTGAACGAACCATATCAATGTGTGCCGCAATTGTGTTTGCAGTAATACCCTTTGGTGGATAATATTTAATCATCAATCCACCTTTTAGTTTATCTACCTTATCCTTAATGTGTTCTTTATTATCTCTTAACTCAGCTGATGGGATACCGGTAAAGATTGTATCATATCTCTGCCCAACATAGTTCTGTGTAAGTTCTAATGTATAGTGTAATACATTCTTACCTTGTCTAACTGCTTCCGCACCAATGTGGCAAAGAACCCAAGTCTTACCAACTCCAGATGGTGCAACGATTACTCCTAATTCACCAGGCCCCAATCCTCCATCTATTAACTCATCGATTACATCCCAATTAGTTTTAACGGTTTTTCTATTAACCTCTTCAAAACGAACTTCTATATCTTCTTTGTAATCTAATCCTAAATCATTTGATTGTCCAACTTTAACCGCATCTCTTACTAATTTTTCAATCTTATCAAATTGACCCGTTTGTAATAAGTCAACTGATGTAAGGATAACATTTTTAAAGTTTTGATTTTTACAGAATGTTACGAATTCGTTCTTAACCCATTCGGAATCCCCTCCACTTTGAAGAGCGTAAATTGCTTTTAATTGAGTAAGAACATTTTGTTGAAGTGCCTTATCGGTAATTTTTTGTATCTCCGTTTTAAAGAAATCAGTAGTAGGAGTATTTTTGTATTTAGAAAAATATTTACGGGTTATATCAACTACCCATTTGTTAGTATCGGATTCAAAATATTTTGTTTCCAAAATATCCGAAACTTGCTCTAAGAAAGGTCTATCTGTTACTAAATTGGTTACCACTTTTGTTTGGTAACTCTGTCCGTATTTTGCTAAATTATCTACCGCTTCACTCATACCACAAATATAAGATTAAAATTTGGAATTTCCAAATTATTATAAAACTAAATTACCGAATGATGACCTCAGCCAATCATTAACATCTCCCCAATTTTGTAGTATCTTATATTTCATTCCAAACCCAATGAATTTCATTTTATCCAATGGTTCAACTGATTCAATAAATCTGTCGTTTATTTTAAGTTTGGTAATCCCGCTAATATCCGGGTCTTCCAATTGCATTATTTGGAAATTTCTTTCAATTATTTTTTTACTATCTAAAATGGTTTGAAAAACTTTGTATTCCCCTTTTTGTTCTTCCGCTAATCTCATCAGTTCATCTACTGTCAATCTAGCATCGGTTTCCAATACAGGCAATCTTTTAAGAAGTGTTTTTAATCCACATCCCCTTACACCATCTATGTTATCGGATTTATCACCATCCATTACTCTATACCATATAAAGTTTTCTGCGTGAACTCCGTATAATTCTTTTAATTTATCCTTATCAATTTTTTGTTTCTTCAATGGATTCCAAACGTGGATATTATCCGAAACTAATTGTAGGAAATCTTTATCCGATGAAAGAATTAATGCTCCTTCATCTTCTTTGATAACTTGTTTAGCTAAATAACCTATTACATCATCTGCCTCTATGTTATCATATATCATTGTAGTTACAGGCAATACACCTAAGATGTTAGCCAATGAACTCAATTGCCTTCTCAAACTTACTTGCTCATCTTCTTCACTCATCATATCAGCATACTGACGATTGACTCTGAATTTAACTTTTCTATCCGCTTTGTAATTTGAGAATACTTCTTTTCTTTTTTGTGAGCCCCCCTTACCATCAAATATTACTACTACTCTAGTAGGGTTTTCCTGGCGTATAACTGCTCCTAATGATTTTAGGAATCCAACCATACCACCTGTGTGTTCTCCATCTTCGTTCATTGTTGGGTTTGTACTCCAGCAACGGAAGAACATATTTAAACCATCCACAAATAACACCTTAGAATTTCTAGTTCTAAGGTGTTTAGTGGTATGTTCCAAATTTACTTCATCTAATAAATTCTTGTATTTGTTATTCACTATTCTACTTCGTTTGGTAAATTTGTATCAATTTCCATTGATTCAATATCGTATGTATCTTTCTTATATTGAATAATAGTTGTTTCACAAATCTTTTTATAAATTTGGTCTCTTAACTCAGGTTTTTGTTGCATCATTACAATGAAATCCTTAGATTGGAATTTCACAACTTCACCCGTATCAGTATCTACATACTCATACCAAGCTCCACCTTGCTTAACTAACTTATTATCTTTCAATACAGTTAGCCAGCTACCATAATTATCAATACCTCTATCGAAATAGATTTCAAAATCAGCTGAACGGAGTGGTGGCCCTAATCGGTTCTTAACCACTTGTGCTCTTACTGAGATTCCTACTGTTTTATCCGTTCCACCAATTTTAGTTTTAACTTGTCCAACGTTCTTCAATCTTAAACGAACCGATGCGTGGAAAGCCAAAGCCTTACCACCACTTGTTGTCCAAGGGTCACCGAACATTACTCCTAACTTTTGTCTTAATTGGTTTGTGAAGATAACTGCAATTTTCTGTCTACCAATTACATTGGTAATCTTTCTCATTGCCTTAGATATGATAATAGCTTTATCGGTTGCATAACCGTCTTTATCATAATCCGATTCCATCTCTTTCTTAGTAGAAGCCGCCGCAACGGAATCCACAACGATTGTTACTAATCTATCTTTGTCAGATGTTCTAACTTTTTCAATGATTGTTTCAATTGTTTCAAATATATCCTCAACTGTATCTACACTCACATATAGAAGTTTGGATACATCTACTCCAATTGCATCAAAGAACTCTCTACTTACCGCAGTTTCAGTATCAATCAATACCGCAACTCCACCTTGTTTTTGAGTTTCCGCTAAGATGTGAGCAGAGAGTAATGATTTACCACTCTGCTCTAAACCTGTGATTTCAGTAATTCTACCAACAGGTATTCCACCATACGGGCGATTAGAAATAGCAACATCCAACATAGCTGCTCCGGTTGAAATCCATCCATTTACATTGGTTGGTGCTCCATCGGAATCATCATCTAAGAAGAAGGCGATTTTTTGGTCTTTATTTTTCTTGTTCAGACTTTCGACCAGAATATCTGCTAAATCATTTTTTGCCATAATTATAACTTGTTATTATTTGAATAAATCTTCGAATGCATCCGCAACTTGTTGAGTTGTTTTGGATACAGGTGCTGATGGTGTTTCATCCCAAGGTAACTCTTGCTGAGTAGCCTTATGTGGAATCGCATCATCTAATTGGTGAGGCTTTGTATCGAAGTCAAATGAATCACTTACACTTTTCTCTGTTTTAGCCACAAGTGTTTCTTGTGTAGCAGATTGTGCACCCTCATCAGTTGTGTTTCCAGCTAACCAATTTTCTAAGATTTTCTTCAACTCATCATATGACAATTCTGAGTAGATAGTGGTGATTTCTTTTTCGTTACCAATCAACTCCTTAATCTTCTCATCGTTCTCATGCAACTTAGTAGTTGTAGGTTTAACTCTGATAGTAGTAGTTGGGTAAGATGCTCCACCTTCCGCTGCTGCGTAATCTACGACGATATCTCTACCACTAAAAGGGTCAGATAAATCACCGTAATCTGGGTCTGCGAAATAACCCAATAATTCTTGATAAACTGTCTTACCGAATCCCCAAAACTTAACACCTTCATTTTCCTGACCTCTTACGATTACGGGAACAAAAGTTCTCAATTTTGGCTCCATTTTCTTAGCTTCGCGGTAATCATCCTTTCCACCCATTCTCTTAAGTTTTTCTGCAAACTCTACGATAGGGTCAGGTCTTCCGAATGAAGCTGGTGATAAATAGGATTTGTTGTTGATGTTGTAGTGAAAATACAATTCAATAAAAGGAATATCCTTGTTGAATTTGTAAGGTACTAAACGGATTTGGTGTTTACCAACTGTTGGCTTCCATAGTGAGTCAGCCGTTTTCTGTGTCCCCTGAAGTTTGTTCAGACGGGCTCTGATTGCATCAATGTTTGTTGACATGCTTTATTTGTTTTATGGTTTAAAAATTAAGTTTAAGTTTATAGATATAAATACCTACAAGTAATAAACTTAGAACAAAGATACACTAATATATCGAATATTCCAAGCTTTTTTTAATATTTTTTTACTAAAATATTTCCTCTTCTAACTCTTTGAGATTCAATTCATTACACCCTTTAGTAGTCTTACATTTAGTGTAAGCATCGTGTAATTTCTTATGACGATTGATTCTCTGAAGAACATACCACCCGTCATCGTTTGTAGTGTATATCGATTCCCAAAGGGTTAAGTTTTCGGAATATGGATGTGGTTGATTCTGTGCCCAATTTTTGGCAGCAGTAAACCCTCGTGGGGTTGCAGGAAATTCTCCTTTAGGTGTAGGAGTAAAGAATGAGATGATTTTGTTTAAAAACTTTTTCATGAAACGGAAGGAGTTGAGATTCCCCTATAAATATATACAAATATACAAAAACAATTACTTTATCCAACCTATTTTTTTACCTTCTTTTTTTCTTCGTTTCCACTCTTCTTCTGAGCCGGGAAATCTCCATGCCCATACTATCCAAAATAACATAAATCCACCAATACCAATAAGTGCCGCAGGTTTATGTAATGTAAATAATAGAATAGTATAACTGATAATCATAGTAGTTACCATTATCCATTTTACCTTTGTTGGGTAAATACTTTTTTCTTCCCAACGAATTAAGTGTGGTGAGAATGTTGGGTGAGTGTGCAACCAATGATTTAACTTTGGTGAACTTTTAGCGAAAGCCCATGCCGCTAATATAACGAATGTAGTCATTGGTACACCTGGAACTATTGCTCCTATATATGCACATCCTACAAATAATAGCCCTAAGGCTCTCCATAACCATACTTTCATTTTGCTTCTTTTTTATTTTTAAAAAATTCTTTTACTTTTTCCTCTAAAAAATTAATTGAGTCGGAATCACCTGTCCAACCTTCATATTTGATATAATATTCAATTAGTTTAGGATTTTCTTCTAACCTCTGTTTTAGTTCACTTAATTTAGGTATGTATATGTTTATATAAGTCATTACTTAGCCCACTTTCCTCTACTAACTAATTGTGCAATGATTCCATATACAGATAAATCCTGATAAGTATCATCTATTGCTTCTCCCACATTATCTTGTTTACCCAATACCACTAATTGTTTTAATCTCTGAATCTTATCATTCATTCTGAACCACAATCCTGTTTGAGATAATTTTCTCTCCTCTTCGGTAACTAATGATGTTCCTACTGATATATTACCTGGTCCGTAATTTGATTGTTTTAAACAGAAG